ATATCTTCAGATGTTGATTGTTCAACACCATTAGCGATTACACGAAATGTTGAATAGAAAGATTTAAGGCGAATTACTTCTTGTTCTAATCGGCTCAGTTGATAATAATATTTCATAACGATTCCTTTTAATTTTGTGGACTAACATAAACATTCACATTCAGCGTTGAGCCGATTTGTGCGGGGCGATTTGTACGAACTGTCATGTATCTTCCATTGTAATCTACAGTCATATTGTATCCTTCAGGTGATGATACTGTTTGATATGTGGTAAAGCATTGTGTCTGGACTTGTGATTGTTGCGACATTGATTTATCAATCTTACCGCCAACTATTGCACCAGTCACAGCACCAATTGCTGTTGATATACCTTGACCAATACCGCCACCTACTTGATGACCAAGAATGCCACCAGCAACACCACCAATCACTGTTCCTGTAGTGCCATCACTGCTAGGTGAAACTACACTCACTTGCCTACATGATTGCGATGGGACATTCTGCATTGAAAACACAGGCTCAACACTCACAACTCTAGCAACATCATGGAACTGTAATTGATTGTTAGGTGTCAATGCATTCTGTGCAAAGACTATACTAGGTGCAATCAACAATGCAAGAACTGTCTTTCTCATACTTCTTCTCCGATAGAAAAATTGAAACCCTTAATAGAATCCCAGCGAAATGAACGCCATTCATCTTTCTCAACATCAAACACCGATTGTGATTCTTCACTCTTCTTGCGAGTAGAGGTTCCTTTTGGAATCATATCGAAAGGAATCAAATCTTCTTTCAGTGTAGCCTTAATCACTCGCTCATCACCATCTTTTTTAGTGAATGTGATTGTCACAACACCTTCTTGCAATATGGCTCGAAGCCAATTCTTTTCTTCTTCACCCTTAAACACAAATTCATCATTCATAAACATCTCCATTACGATTCAGACAGATACATCTTAACACGATCCGCATAGTTTGTCAAGTAATCTTTTATCCAATTGGGCGAAGTATTGGTCTTTCTTAGAATGCAACCATAGATGCTCATGTCAGATAAATTTTTGGCATAGACAATTGGGTCACTGAAGACTGCCTCAAAGTTTTCATCAAGAATCGGCACATTGTCATCATTGGTCTTGAACAGAATTACATGATACAAGTCACCGAAATCATTGCCCTTAACTTTCAGTCCTCTAGTCTCAGCATTGTTGAATGTAAAATACTGAAACTGTGTGCTATCATCATCCTCAGGGTCTGGTACGAAATAGAAGCCATCGTAATCGGCAGGTTTAGGATGTAATGACATGCAGTTCCTTTTGATAGTTTTGTTTGTTCTTTGGGCGTGAATACACTTTTACACTCAACTCTACCCGTTGGCGATATTTAGGTGTGCGTAAATCTTTTGCAACTAGGTTGCGAGGTTTTAGTGAAAGTTTCATAATGTGTGCCATGGCTCACCTAATGCAGTGAAATGTGTCAATATGTGTACTATAACACACATTGTGCCATTTGTCAAGCACAAAAAAGGTGTTGTTTTTACGCAACACTTTTCTGAATGACAACTAAGATTGTACTATTTTGAATTTTCGAAATGAACGCTATTGGAATCTAATACATCACACACAAAATTGATAAAAGTGACTGCATCGTTTTCCTCATTGAAGTACCTGATAAAAGTCTGCCCAGTGTGCTTAGAGGTGAATACCAATAAAATATTCTCTTCTCTATAGATAGAGAACTTGATGACCCAACCGTTTCGAAGGATTGGGTTCCAAGTTTTCATTGTCTTACGAATATCCTGTTGAAGGATTTTTCGATAGATGAGTGATAGAGGTTCTTTCTGCATACTATTATGTATGTAAAAGCAATTCTCTATCTAATCACAAATCTATAGCCGTAATGTTTATGAAAAGCATAACGAACCTCTCCAATTGTCTCAAAATACTTATACAGTCTTTTGAGCATATCTCAGTACCATGATTTGTAACCGTGGCGCTTATGATATTCTAAACGCAACTGTCCAATTCTTTCAAAGAAGTTCCATATTTTCTTAATCATATCATACCTCTGCGTTGTAGTGATATAATTCTTCTTTCAACATCTGCATGGTCAACCGATTCATCAAGATATTTCTCAATTTCATTTCTATAAGAAAGAGTGAATGTTTCTCTGACCCAATCCCAAAAATCTTTTAGGTTGATGGAATTGGCCATATTATGCCTTTGCTGGTTTTGCAAACTTCTCAAGGGTTGCTTGCATCTGCTCAGCCAACTCTTGATTAGTCTTCACAATTTGCTTAACAAAAGCGGTTTGTGTATCAACGAAAGCATTTAGAGGTTTTTGGATTTCTTTGTCTGTGATGTAAGTATTGACAAAGTATTTTTTTGCACCTTGAACGGTGTCGATGAATGTATCTACTGCGAACATATTTTATCTCCTAAGACGATTAATTAATGGGCCTCACAATTGAGCGCCCATATCATTATATAGTAATTCATTGTGCGGTGCAACATGAAATCAGCTAATTTTGTCTTCATATTGCAATTTTGCCATGATGTAGTCTTTCACCAATGATGAACGAACAATGTCATCTGCGGTAAACTCAATTCTAGTGAATGCTTTCATGTGCATGGCAATGTCAAAGAATTTAAGAATACCAGACACATCATTCTTCTTTTTGTTCAAGTCTGTTTGACGATAGTCACCACACCAGATGATTTTTGAACGATAACCAACCCGTGTCATAACGGTATCGATTTCTTCAAAAGTCATGTTCTGCATCTCATCTACAATAATGATAGCGTCATCGAATGACATACCACGAATGAATGAAGTGCTGATGAACTCTATGTGATGTTGTTCTTCTAGTCTGTCCCATGCATCACGGCGACCGAATAGAGTCTCACAGATTTGTCTGTATGGTTGCTGATAGATTTCCATTTTTTCGTTTACATCACCTGGAAGGTGACCTATCTCACGGCTTTGCACCGCTGAACGAACTACAATGATTTTGTTGAATGGATTAGATTTGTCTAGAACTTCTTCAATTGCTTTATATAATGCACAGAATGTTTTACCTGTACCTGCAACACCGTGTAGTGCTACGAAATAATCACCTCTACGATATGCATCAAAAAATATCTTTTGGTTCTCTGTTAATGGGTCGAATGTTTTTAAGTCATCAATTCTAATTTTTAGTTGATTAGTTGTCTTGATTTGATTGGTTGTTTTGGCAACTGTTGATTCATTATTTGCTGTTGGTTTTCGTGCCATCGATTTTTCCTATTACATGAGATTTGTGAATTTTACAAGTCACCCATGAGTTATAGTAAGACTCACTCAAAAGAGCGGAACGATTGAAGATTTCAAAAGTCTCCATATAACTGCATTCGGACCTAGATTTGCAAAGATGTAGAATTTCCCTCCTGTATTTTTCTTTACCGTGAACTGCAACTTCTTCAACTAAAACTTTATTAGAACCCCAATAGTCTTCCCATCCAGAGCCGACTCTTGACCTTTTCTTTTTGCCTTTTAGCTGAGTTGTTTTTGCTTTTGTGAAATACTTTCGACCTATATACTTTCGATTGTTATCAGTATTCGTAATCAAATATACGAACCCATAGAAACCTTCAGTTTGTTCTGATGTAAATAGATTGCCATTATATGTCCACTCATTCGTTATCATCATCGTCTGTTAAAGTATCATCATCCTCAATAATGTATTCGCCGCAAAATGGGCAGTAATGAGGGTCATCCTCAGTTTCCGTCTCAACATATGAAATTCTAAAACTGGAATTGCAGTTTTCGCAAGTGTGTTTTAACTGCATACTTTCTCCTTATAAATATACTTATATCTCTTAATTAAAGGACTTTTTATGGACCTAATCGAACTTCTTAAAAGGGCACAAGCAAATACCTTTGCTATGTATCTTAAAACTCATAACTTCCATTGGAATGTTGAGGGTATGTTATTTGCACAATTTCACGAATTCTTCAATGATTTATACACTGAACTTTGGGAAGCTGTCGATACTATTGCTGAATTAATTCGTGCCCAAGATGCATATGCTCCAGGTTCTCTTGGTAGATTTGCAGAACTGTCATCTGTGCAAGATGAAAATGCAGTACCATCAACTCGTGACATGGTTATGAAACTGCTTGCTGATAATGACATTGTGAGAGCATCTTTGTATGATGCATTTAAAGCGGCTAATGCGGCCAATGAACAAGGTGTTGCTAATTCTTTGCAAGATAGAATTACATCCCATGACAAACATGCATGGATGCTTCGCTCATTCTTGAAACAAATATAATCACCAATCTTTTTGTTGCTCAAGTTTTTGAGTAGTTGGTAATTTAGGGTTGAAGTTTATGCCAGTCATAGCTTCAACCTCTTGAATTGTTACCTTGTGTTTCTCTAAGTCTTCAACAGGCAAGGCTTCATTCGGAAAGACATAGGCAGATGCCCTATTGTTATCCAAATCAATAATCACTTTAAATAGTTTAGTTGGCACACCAACTTTGTTGCCACCAATCGTTTTGTAGTTGTGTTCATAGATTGTTCCTGATACAACATAAACACTACCAATCTTTACAACATAGTCTCTAACTTTTGTCTCTAACTGTTTCCAAATCCCACGATTGTTATTTGGTACTTGTGGTACCATATTTGAGAGAAAAAAACTCTCACTCATAATTTCATCTGACATTGTATTATCACCAGCTGGCGCTAGATGGCCACGGTCATATGGATGACCTGCATAATCTGCTAGTTGACTTTGATATTCTTTCTTGATTTCAGGGTCTGGTCTAAAATCATTTTCTCTTTTTGATTCACCAGCGACACCCTCTAGTGTAACATGTTCAACAACATACTCTGCGGTTCTTGTATCAAATCTGTAGTGAATAGCATAATTCTTTTTGCAAAGATATTGTGACTGAGTTAATTTACTTACTGGCGCCCCATATTTAGGAACAAACTGCGGACAGTTATCATCAATAGGATTTGCACTTGCAATACCTAATGTTAAAATGCTTATGAGTAAAAATAGTTTTTTCATTTATTTCCAATATTTTGAATAGTCTAATTTGTTCCAGTAATCTTCATTATTTCTGTTCCAAAAGTTTTTTATGAGATACCATACCATACCAAAGTATCCCATTCTTTCAAATCTTCTGCTGTCTTGTCCGAAGTAATGTTTGACTAATTTGAATTTCTTTACATCATATTTTTTAGATAGAAAGAAGTCTTCACTAGTACCATACTTTTCCGAGAACCCACCATATTCTTCAAATTTGTCTCGGCGTGTTAGCATGAATGCGCCAACAGCAAATGGGACTTTGCGACTCATTATCTTATTCACACCATTGAACAGCATGAATCCAATCTGAGCCCTTTTATCACCATCGTAACACTTTATGTATGTGCCAATTAAATCTAGATTTTTTGTTTCCAACTCTTGCACACAATCAGATATAATTGTATCTGAGAAGAATCTCACATCACTATCAATGAATAGAATGTATGGTGTGGTAGCAAGTCTAGCACCATTGTTCTTTGCAATAGAAACTGGTCCACCATCGATAACTTCTACATTCAATTTCAAATCTTCTTTGTAGAAATCGATGACCTCTCTTGTATCATCAGTAGAACAATCAGCAATGATAATTTTTGTGTTACCAATGTTTTGTTTCTTCAGATGATACAACAAATGAAAAATATATGTTTCTTCATTTTTACATGGAACAACGATTGTAATTTTATCCTGCAACACTATCGGTCTCCTGTGTCCATGTGATTATCTCCCAACGGCCATCGTGATGTTCTACAAGTGCTGTACAACTTTCAACCCAATCACCATCGTTCATGTACATGACACCATTAATCTCTTTTATCTCTGCATGATGTATGTGACCACATATCACACCATCATAACCTTTTTTCTTGCAATAGTTCGCTAAGTTTTCTTCGAACTTAAAAATAAAATCGACTGCTCTTTTTACTCTTGTTTTGAGATATTTGCTAAGACTAAAATACCGAAAACCAAAGCGGTGCAGTAACCAATTGAATTTGCTATTAAGCGATAAAATAAAATCATATGCTCTGTCTCCTAAAAATGAAAGCCATGGCGCCAATCTTGTGATGCCATCGAACAGGTCACCATGTGTGACCAGATAGTGTTTACCATCAGCACCAATGTGTTCTATTTGATTATGTATTTCGACTAGACCAAAACTGAAACCATAAGGTATCATTGGTCTTAAAAATTCATCGTGATTGCCAGCAATATAGATTACTCGTGTGCCTCGTTTAGCATGACCAAGCACACGGCGAACAACATTAGTGTGACTCTGTTTCCAACGCCACTTATTCTGTTGAATGCGCCATGCATCAATGATATCACCTACAAGATACAATGTCTCGCAGGTGTTATTCTTTAAAAAATTGTTGAGTTGCTCTGCTTTGCAATCTCTAGTTCCCAAATGTACATCACTAATAAAGATACTGCGATATTTTTTTAACATTTGTTTTTATTTTGCCCAAACATCTTCTCCCCAACTACCAGACAAAGCACCTTTAGCATAGTCAGTCACTCTATTCTCAAAGAAGTTTCCGTGAATAGGTGCATTAATCATCTCCTCAACCCATGGTAGTGGATTTCTTTTTACTTTAAAAATGCCTTTAAGACCGAGAGATATCAATCGTCTATCAGCAATGTAACGAATATACTTTTTAACATCTTCACTAGAAAGACCTTCCATAGCACCCATAGAAAAAGCAAGGTCAATAAACTTATCTTCTAACTCGACCATTCTTTCTGCAATAGAATAGATACGCCCTTTGAGGTCATCGTTCCATATCTCTTTGTTCTCTTCTATGTATGTACGGAATAATTTAATCATGTTCTCAGCATGTAGTGTTTCATCAACAATAGACCATGTAACGATTTGACCCATACCTTTCATCTTACCTGTTCTCGGAAAATTCAACAGCATGATAAAAGATGAGAACAACTGCATCCCTTCAGTGAAAGCACTGAACACGGCGATATGGGTTGCAGTGTTCTCTTTAGTTGTATTCTGTGCAGACAAGTCCATAACATAATCATGTTTGGCTCTCATTGCCTCATACTCAAGAAACTGATTGTATGTTGTTTCAGGAAGACCGAGTGTCTCAATCAAATGTGAATATGCGGCAATATGCAAGGCTTCACGGGCCGCAAAGCCTAACAACATCATACGAACTTCTGGTTGTGGAAAGTATGGTAGATAGTTTTTTACATAACCACCAGCAACATCAATATCACCTTGTGTAAAGAATCTGAAGATGTGTGTTAGAAACTGTTTCTCTTCTTTCGATAGTTTATTCTTCCAATCTTTAACATCTTCTGCCATTGGCACTTCTGTGTGTAACCAATGTGATTGCTCATGTTTCAACCATGCGTCATATGCCCACGGATAGTTGAAAGGTTTAAAACTTGTTCTCTCTTCTGATAGATTGCTTTTTCTTTTGCTCATTGTGCCCACTCTTGTAATTTTTTTACTGTCTTCGAACCAACCATTCTCTTTACTTCGATATTTTCATCAAGCATCACTAATGTAGGTACACTGCGAATACCATATTCTCTTGCCAAATCATCATGCACATCAATATCAACAACTTCAATAGGCATTTCAATATTTGCACTTTCTAAATTCATTGACAATGCTTTGCATGGTCCACACCATGATGCAGTAAATCTTAAAATTCTTTTCATTTATCTCTCCATTAATTCGTTTACAAAATCTAATAATAGTGTGTGTTGAGTTCCATTATGATACTTACCCTTCATCCAACTATAACTATCATACCAAAACTGTCCACTCTCTGGATGACAACCAATTAAACCTATACGATTTTGGATAATGGCCATGTTGTCACCATTGCTATATGTTGCTATGGTTTCATATGGTGAGTTTTCATCACCAACTAAAGCACAACCATCATAGAAGAACATGTCATATGGTTGATTTCTCCACATAACACGCATATTTTTTGCATGTGGTCTTCTTGTGCAAGTACCAGGTCTCTTAATATACTGTACCGCATCTACTTTGTCAAGTATGTTGAAGTAATCTTTACCTGCCCAATATGCACCCATGCAGATGCCAAGATACTTACCACCTCTTGCTACAAAATTGACTACAACATCTTTGTTGTTTTTCAGTATGTTATCATATGAATCTGAATCACCGATACCACCTGGAAATGCAACCATATCAACATCATCAAAGAAACCTTCTTCAACTTCATTCTTTGAAAATAATTTGAAGTCATAGCTTCCCGATAGTGCTTTCATTACACCATTAGATGATTGTACTGAACACTTCGGATCACATACAAACAATGCTATAGTAGGTTTCATTTAACCCTCGCAAGCTAAACAAACTTCTTCAGTTGAAGCGAGTGCCTTCATATCAATTTCTTCAATTACATTTCTTTCGATTCTCTTCGATACTTTATCTGCTTTAGCTAATTTCTCAGAGCGGCAGTAGTACATTGTCTTCAGTCCTTGTTTCCATGCTTGAAAGTGTACTGCATGAAGATACTTCACATTCACATCAGGTCTGAAGAATACATTCAGTGATTGTGCTTGGTCAATGAATTCTTGTCTATCAGCCGCATGTTGAATAACCCATCGTTGGTCAATCTCCATACCTGTTTTGAATACATCTTTTGTCCAATCATCCATCCATTCTAAATGTTGGCATGAACCATCGTTAGCAATGATAGATGACCAAATGTCTGCATATTCTTGTTCACCTTTAGGTGTTAGTGTGACGCCACCCTCAGGGTCGAGATGCTTCATAATAACTTTATCTAACCATTTATTCTTATTCAATGATGCACCACTCAAGGTGTCTTGTCTGTAAGCATTCGCTCTATATGGTTCAATGGAAGGAGAAGTATTACCCATAATAATAGAACTTGAAGCATTAGGAGCAATGGCGAGCATATGACTAAAACGCTTCCCAGTACCCACGGCGTCAGGTGCTTCGCCCCGTTCAGAACCCAATTGAAGATTTGCTTCATCTAGTTTACTCCTGATGTGTTGGAAGATTTGTTTGTTTCTTCCAACCGCTTGTGCTGATTCCCATGGGAAACCATTTCGCTGTAGATAAGCATGAAAGCCCAATGCACCAATACCAATACTACGCTCACGCATAGCAGAGTACTTTGCTCTGGCAACAGGCTCAGGAGCATTATCAATAAAATACTGAAGAACATTGTCGAGCATTTCCGCCATATCTTGCAAAAATAATTTATCTGATTTCCATTCATCATAGTACTCCAAGTTAACAGAAGATAAACAACAAACAGCAGTGCGGTCTTTGTCTGTTGGTAAAATAATTTCAGAACATAGATTTGATTGTTTGATTGATAGACCTAGTTTCTTTTGAAACTCTGGCATCATACGATTGCTTGTATCAATGAAATGTAGATACGGCTCACCTGTCATCATACGCATCTCAAGAATTCTCTGCCACAATTCTCTTGCAGGTATTGTGTCTCTTACTTCATTATTGTGTGGGTCTTTTAGTTCCCATGTATCATCGAACTCAGGGTCAAGCATACACTGTTCAATGATATGCATGAAGTCATCTGTGATGTTGATACCATGATGTAGATTCAGGCAACGCATGTTCTGGTCGCCTGTAGGCTTTCTCATTTCAAGAAAGATAAGAATGTCTGGATGAGAAATATCAAGATAAGCGGCATAAGAACCACGGCGTGTACGGCCTTGGCGGTAGGCGAGGCTTGACGCATCATAAGTCCTAAGGTGAGGCATAACACCAACAGACTTATCGTCAGTACTACGGATTCCAATGCCAATTCCTACTCCACCACCTAGCATCGATAGCCAGTTAACTTCTGCCAAACAATCAACCAAACCTTCAGCAGAATCGTGAAGATAAGGTAAGAAACATGATATAGGAAGGCCACGCTTAGAACGCCCAAAACTAAGAATGGGAGTAGAATAAGAAAGCCAATGTTTACTAGAATACTCATACAATCGCTGTGCATGAACCTCGTTAGAACCGAATGCTTTTGATACATACGCAAATCTCTCCTGTGGACTTGTTTCGTCCTCTTTCATGTAGGACTCTTTTAATCTTTTAATACCTAACTCATCAAACAAACCATCACGAGAATAG